AATGTCGGCCCCGATCCGAACATGCAGGACTTCCGCCGCCAGCGCCGTTTCCTGCCGCCCGCCGCCAGCTTCGTTGATCGTCACGCGGTAGGCGGTCGGCTTGCCGAATCGGGTCTTCATGTCCCAATCGCTGCAAAGCGCCAGCCCTTCCGGCCGGATCAGGAAAAGCGCCTCCCCCCGGAGCGCCACGGAGCGCGCCAGAAGGCCCATCGTCGCCCGGTCGAGAAGGTCAGTCCCCGACACATCGGCAAGGGCGAAGGCCCCTTCCCAAAGCGCGATACAGGCTTGCACCGTCGCCGTCAGTTCCCCCAGCCCGCGCCGCCCGACCAGGTAGCTTTCGCGGGCGGCCACGACTTCGGCCGTGAAGCCGGAACCGTAACCGGAAGCCCGCTTTTCCGGGGCCGGATCGGCCTTGCGTTTGAACAGTCCTAGCATCACGCCCTCCACCGGGCCAGCGCCCGCACAAGTCCCGCGTCCGGTGCTTCCGCGCCCGGCCGCCAGTTCCGCGCCTCCACCTGGGCGGCCGGATAGGCGGGAACCGTCACGGCCGAGAGTTCGAAGAGGTCAGCCGCCGTGATCGTCCTAACGATCCCTTCGCCGCGCCGTTCCACCGCTTCCCCGCCAGGAGCCACGCGGAAGCCGGGCGAGAGGCCCCGGATCAGCCCCGCCGCCTCGGCCGCAAGGAAGTCCCGCCCCCAGCTCGTCGCGTCGGTCACGCGCGCCTCGAAGGTCAGCGCATCGTCGCCGTCTTCGAGCGTGAGCGTTCCCGCTGCCCGGCTTGCAAGCGGCTTGTCGTAGTCATGGCTGAGAAGAAGATGCACATCTTCGCCCGCCTCGATCCGCGACCGGAACGCCCGCGAGGCGAAGCGTTCGGCCCGGCCCCGCGCGAGTTCGGTTTCCGCGTTGTATTGGAAGCGCCCGGAAACCCGGACGCCCCCGTTTTCATCGCGGCGCAGTTCAAGCGCCGCCGTCACTGCGCCGCCGTAGAGCATTATTGAACCCCCGTGAGGATTTCGAGTTGCGAGGCCCGAAGCACCTGCACGTCAACCGTGGCAAGCGCCGTGATCCGCAGCCCGCCCGACGCCGCGTCGGAATAGGGGTCGCGGATCACGTCAACCGCGCCCCAAAGCCCGACGTAGATCGGAGCCACGCCGCCCGCGTTCGTGGTCAGCAGCGCCTTGGACTCGGCCGGATCGCCCGAAGGCGCGGCCAGCGCGTTCGTGGTCATTGCCACGTTGGCGGCCGGGATGTTCTTGGTCAGCCGGTCCCATTCCGAAACCGCCGTGCCGGAAATGAGCGCGCCGTCGAGGCCGTCCCAAATCTCGGGGCGAATAAGCATCCGAACGCCGCCCGGCCCGGTCGCCGTGTTCGCCGTCATGAACCGGACCACCGCCGCGCGGAACGCCGCCCACGATGCCGCCGCCGAGAGGTCGGTCTCGGTAATGCCGTAGGTCGCCGCGCCCGACACAACGCCGAGCGGTTGCCCGTCAGCGCCCGTGCCAAGGAAAACCGCGCGGTCCAGTTCCGCCCCAATTGCCGACTGCATGTCGCGCCGGATCGCCGCTTCCAGCGCATCGCCCGACTGCTTGAGCGCCTTCCGGGTCAGCTTCATCTGGACGCCGAGCGTGTGATCGGGTTTCAGCGCCACGTCTGCCGTGGTGTATGCGGTCGGATCGGCAACCGCGCCGGTCTCGGTCGCAGCCCAGCCCGCCGAAACGGAAGAGCTGCAAAGCGGCCATTCCACCGCCCCGGAGTCGATCTGCACCGACTCCGCGCCCATCCGGGCCGCGACCGACGCCGGGAACAGCCGGTCGATGATCGGCCGCGTCTGGATCGGGTCCGGGGTTCCGGTCGAGACGGTTTCGCCCGCCCGCCGTTCCAGCGCCGCCCACGGAACCGGAACGCCCCGGAAGCCGCCCGCGTTGCGCAGTTCGGTGACAACCTCGGCCGTCTTGCCCGACAGCGCCCGGCCTTCGTCGAGCGCGAGCGCGACTTGCCGCAGTTCGAAGCCCGCCACGAGGTCAGCCCATCCCCGGCCGGAACGGGTTTCCAGTTCGGCCCCGGCTTCGCGCCGTTCGCCATCCTCGGCCACCAGGGCGGCGCGATAGCGGGTTTCGAGGGTCCGGTATTCCCGGTCGAGTTCGCCCATCTGGCGCACTTCATCCTCGGTCGGGGCCTCTTTCCCGGCGAGGGTGGCGAGATTCTGCCGCACTTCACTGCGGCGCAATTCGATCTTCTTCGATTCAAGCATCGTGTTGCCTTTCAGGTTGAGCGGCGCGAACGCCGCGAGGTTCCGCCGCCAGCGCGGCAACAGCCTTGCGCCAGTCGGCAATTTCGGGTTTCGGCGGCGCGTGTCCGCACTCGATCCGCGTGTGTTTCGTGTGGCAGGAAGCGCAGAGCGACAGCAGGTTGCCGGGCAGGTAGGCGAGGCCCGGATGGGTCCGCACCGGCTTGACGTGGTGCACTTCGAGCCGCCCGCGCGCGCCACAGTCCCGACATTTCCAGCCGTCCCTTTCGAGGATCGCTTGCCGAAGAACAGCCCAACGCCGGGTCCGGGTGACGTGCTTGGAGTGTCGCTTGTGTTCGACCGTCACGCCCATGTCAGCCGCGCCCCCCGTTTCGGAGCCGCCCGCATCCGCGCGCCCTGGGCCACCGCCAGCACCGTTGCCGCCGCCGCGTCGATCCGGCCCGTCGAACGGGCCTTGGCGAGTTTGTGGTTGCCAGCCGGGTCAACCAGGGTGATTGCATCCGAGAAGGCCGAGCGCAGCAGCAGCGACGGAGCGCCCTTCACGTCACCGTCGAAGAGCGCGCGCCGGAACCGTTCGATATCCTCGGCGCCGTCTTTCCATCCGAAGCCCCGCCAGATCAGGGGCAGATGCCCCAGCCCAGCCGCCGTCACCGCCTCCACGAATTCCGCGTGTCGGTATCGGTCGGATACGAGACAGGCGACTTCCGCCCCGTCGAGCCGCTTCACGACTTCCGCAAGCCAGGGGCCGGGCGGCACGGTCGCGTCGCCCATCGTGATCAGTTCGCCGCGTTCCTGCATTTCGACATACCGCCCGGAGACGCCATCAGCCGCGCCCCGATCCGCAAGGCCGGGGTTTCCGGGGAACGTGCCAAGGGCTTCGAGCCTGCCCGTCTCGGGCCAGTAGAACGCCGCCGCCGACATGGAACGCGAGCCGCCAAGGTCGATCCCTAGAACACAGGGGCCGGAACGCGCGGGCAGATCGTCGGGCGCAACCTCACTGGCGAGCCATTCGTCAACGGTCACCAGGACGGAGCGATTTTCCGTCGAGACACGTTCATTGCGGTTGAGGTTGCGGAACGAGGAAAGCGCCGATCCACCGCGCGCGATTGCCCGCCGCGCCTGGGCCACGAGCCATTCCGGGGTCGAGCCGATGCCCTCGGTCGCGCCGGGGTTCGCTTCGAGCAAGGAAGCCAGATCATCGGCGGGAAGGCCGAACGCGGGCCGGTGTTCCTGCACATAGGTTCCGGGCGGCGGTTCATCGAGCCAGCGCGAGAAGGTATTCGTGTCATCCGGGGCAGAGGTCGAGATGATCAGCGCCTTGCCGTCGCGCTTGCCAAGCCCCGACAGGATCGCGTTTTCCAGCGCATCGCCCCGGTCGCGTTCCCATGCCGCCCGTTCATCGAGGATCGCCAGCGTCGGAGCGCCGCCAAGAATGGACTTGCCATCGGCCGCGATGACGCGCGCCAGCCCGCCGCCGTTGCCCTCGAATTCGACTTCCAGCTTCGAGCCGCGCCGGATCGTGAACGCTTCCTGAGCCTCTTCCGGCAGTCCGTCGAGGTAGCCAACAAGGAAGGCGAAGGCGATTTTCGCTTGATCCCGGTTCCGGGCGGCGAAAATGATCTCACGGTTAGGTTGCCGAGAGAAGACGCCAACCAGTTCCGCCAGCGCCAGCCCGGCCGAGAGCGCCGTCTTGGCATTGCCGCGCCCGATGGACAGAACGCCCACCATCACGTCATCCGCCAGCGCGCCGCGGACGAATTTCTTCTGGAATTCGGCCAGCTTGAGAGGCTTCCCGGCAAGTCTGCCCTCGGGAATTTTCAGCGTCTCAAGGAACCGGATCGCCCGAACGGCCGGGGTCTTTCCCTTTGGAAGCGGGAAAGAAGAACCCCCACCCCCGGTCCCTGTCCCCGCAGATTGCCCGGCATTGGCACCAGTCACGCCCGCACCCCCCGCCAGCGC